TAAATCGTATACAAACTTACCTGTTCGCATTGCTTCCATTATAGCTTCCTGATTTTTAGCATACTCTTTGTCTGACATCTTGTCTACCTGAGACTCCCTTATGTAGTTGTTAGACTCGTCTGCTGTTGGAGAAGCCTTAGAGCGAGTGTTCACAGCAGAAGCTGCAGATTTTTTATCGCCCCTTTTAGTTACGATACCTGCATCTATTTTATACAGGTCAATAACCCGTGCAACAGATTTAGCATCGTCAACATTATTGTAGAGAGCATCCTGTACCCACTTAGGCTGTTCATCTGCCCAGTCGTGGAATTTGTCATCCTCTCTTATTTGTGAAAAGTCAGGGTGCAGCCTCATTAGTTCGGCCTCAGCTTTCTCTTTTGCTGCCTCCACTCGCATCTTTTCAATATTCTCAAGTCGTTTGTCAAGATCGCTTGATCTTTCTCTAGCTTTTTTATCAGCTATTGTTTCGACTATCCCGGCTACATCAGGATACTTTTTAGCCCACTCTGCTATTTCATCTTCAGACTTGGGTAGTACCAACTCATTTCTAGTAGCTTTTGATAACTGACTTTCAAGAGCCTTGATTCTCTCCTCAGTCTCCTTATCTTTAGATGCCATGTGTCTCCGTAGATCACCGTATCTTTTCTTAAAAGACTGCTCTTCTTTTGAAAGAGCCTGATCCTCCGGCTTTGTTTCGTTTGCCTCTTTAGCGTCAGGTACTTCTTTGACCTCTTCAGCAGGTTGTCCACCTTGCTCTTTGGCTTTGAGAAGTTCTTGCAGTTCCTCCTCGTCCTTTTTGATACGCTCTGCGTTTTTATTTTTGCGTGGGCGTGGATCAACAAACCCTGCTACTTTTACTTTTTCTACGTTTTCTAACTCTGGCATATTCATTACTCCTTTTGTTGGGGCTGATTTTCATCAGGTCGCCTTCGTTTTACTATTCACTGATAAACAAACCAGTGATAAAAAATTGAGCTGTTCTTAAATAATAATTTAGTCCTAGCCCAAATCCTTTTTTGACTCCTCTGCCGTAAGCAACAAAGTCTTTAAATTCTTGATAGTGTTCTTTTGCTCTTCCTCTATCAATACATCTCTGTCCTGCAGCTCTGTAACCTCGTCTAAAAGCTTCACCATACCATTTATTATGATACTTCTTTTCACACCATATCTCAGCTTTGGCTTTTTCTAGTTTGGTAAACCCTCCAGTAGATAGTCCGTGTGTTGCAATCACACAGCCCCCACCAGAAGAGCCTCCTCCTCCTCCACCTCCAAAGCCAGAGGTAGCTCCACCACCTCCTCCTGAGTCTCCTCCAGAATCTTCATCTCTATCAAAAGCAACATTTTCGTCTACTAAGTTACCTCTTGAATCAAATCCTGTTGTTGCTACCATGATAGCATCTTGTTGTGCGTTTAGGACTTCTGCACCAGACATCCCAGAGGTGTCAATATTAACAGCTGCTTGCACACCTTTTTCTCTACGTTTATCCATCTTAGCTTTTTGTTTAGCTTCTAGTCTAGCTTGATTCGCTGCAGCTGTTTCTTTTGTTTCAGCTTGTATTTTGGCTTGTTGCTCTGCTGCAGCTGCTTTCATTTGTTCAGCTATTTTCTTTTGGGATTCCTCGTATATCCTCTTCTCTTGTTCTTCTCTAGCCTTTCGTGCCTCAGCAGCTTTCTGTGCTTCTATTTCAGCAGGTGAAGGCATCAGCTTTGCTATATCAGAGGGTTTACCTAAAGGAGTAAAAGGAGCGACAGGTTGTGGTGCCGTTGCCCCCACCTGTGGTAGTGTGCCACTTGTTGCTGCAACTTGTCCCAGACCACCAGGCTCAGATACAACAGAAGGTTTGTCAGGAGAGGGGAGTAGATTTGAAACTCTGGGTGCTACGCCAAAAGCCTCTTGCGTCTGCATATCTTGCATTGTAACAGGAGAAGGAGAAACAGCAGGGGCTCCAACTGTAGGTTCTACAGGAGGACCTTGAACAAAAGGTAAATCAGATTGTGGTGCATCTACATCTAACTTAGGAGCTGTTGTTTGTGGCTGTATTATATTTTGAAAACCAGGCGGGCCAAAGTATTCAGGTGTGGTTCCTCCTATATCAGATCCTGCAGGTATGTTTTGTGCTGCCTGTTTTAACATATCATCTGTATCTATTGCAGGTGGTGTAAAAGGAACACCTAGTGTCTGTGGTCTATCAGCTACAGGCTTAGGCTGTTGAACAGGAGGAGTAAAGGGAACACCCAATGTTTGTGGTCTGTCAAACGTAGGGGCTTGTTGCTGTGCTATTGCTGTTTGTCCTAATCCAACAGGTGTAGCAGGAGGTTGTCTAACTAGTCCTGCTTGAAACAATTCACCACTTAGTGCTTTTCTTGCATCAGCAAGTTGTGTTTCTTTCGGGAAGCTTTTTTGTGATAATACTATACCCTCTTCTATAACATTTGGTTGATCTAAATAAAAGTCTGCTATTTCTTTTGTGTTTTCATTTCTTATTATTTGCTCAACTAAACCTTTCATTTGTTTTACGTTAGAAGTATCTATCTTCTTACTACCAACAGCTTTTATAGCATTATTAATGTAAGTTCTAGCATTTGGGTTTTCTATCTCTGCTTTTTTATATCTACTCGTTCTACTACCAGTTCTACCTCCTCCTAGATATTCTAATAACATAGACTCCACATTATTGTTATATCTATCTGCCTTTGTTTTCATGTCAACGGCTAGGGCTCTAACACCAAACTGAGGAGCACTAAACTGAGCAAATCTGCCATCAGCATACGTTCCTATTTCTCCTGCGTAGTTCTGCCCTATTTCTATATTACCTGGATTATAGAACAGCCCTTCTTTTACGTTGCCTGAGGCTATTTGTGCTGCTGCACTCATAAAGGGTTGAGCTTTAGTGCCTCTGCTGTCTTTCCTGGCCTTAGACGATGTTAATTGATCTCGCTGCGTGTCTACTTGTTGTGTTGGGGCTGATGTGCCTCCTACCTGAGTCACAAAGTCTGGAGCAGGAGCAGGAAAGAAAGGTAAGTCCTGCTCTGTGATAGTTGTATCTGCTGCTTTTGTTTTAGAGGTGTCTGTGGGTTCACCCTGTTTAAACTTAGATAAATCCGGTAACAAGTCATCAGGTAGCTTGGTTACAGGCTTAACCATTGTGTCCCCTTGTCTAACTGGCTTTCCAAACTCAAACCCTGCCTGTTCAGTTAATGGAAGTCCTTGTATAGTTTCTCCTCTACCTGTTACAGCATTTATTATAGATTCTGTCATGCTTGTATTAGGAGCAACCATTAACACTCTTTCTAGTGTTAGCTTTTCCTCTGTACTTAAAGGCTGCTCTGTTGAAGGATTTGTTCCTGAACGTAACGCAGTCTTTGCAAAAGAACGTGCTGCTTTTTCGCTCATTCTTTGTAGTAATCCTACTACGGGTAACTTTGCTGTTACGTCTGCTGTTTTACTATCAGCGTTTCTGATATAGTTATTCCAGTCTTCAGAAGTATACTGGTCAAAAGATTTACCTGTTGGTCTTTGATCTACTTTATTCAAAGCATCTTTGACTCTTTGTTGTATATCAGCTTCTCTAGGTGTCATACCTCTAGCTGCCTGAGCTTCACTTTCTTGCCTGTCTGTTTCTCCTGCTGTGGGATCGACAGTGCCACCTTGCGTTGTAGTTGCTCCACCTTCTAGAAAGTCGGGTGGGATGTACTGCATAGGCTGTGCGTTAAAGAAAGGTATAACAACTGTCCGGCCTGTTTTTGGATTTGTAAAGTTGCGTAACTCAAAGCCCACGCCAGGGAACCGTCCTCCTACTGCACCATAAGGTTGATTAGCTTTGAAGTCAGAGCCCGTCACGCTAGCGTATGTATCACCTACAACGCCACCCTCTTGAAAACCCTCTAGCTCTTCAACGGGAAACGGAAACTCCTCTTGCTGTTCCACAGGCTGTCCACCAATACGTCCGTCAGCTTCCATTCTAGCCAAACCCATTTTAGCTTCATCTCGCAGCTCTTCAAACTTATCTATACCATGAAAGCGTACAACATCAGCAGGTACAACATACTCACCTTCACTAAGCATTGCAGGTACATCATCTCTTACTTCTTCTGCCATACTACCTGCAGGAACTTCGTTACCACTTACAGGGTCACGCTCTACACCGTCATCAGCGAGTACACCACCCTCGTTCATAAACGCAAACTTCATCTGCTCCTGCATTGGTACGACTCCCCCTTCTTTGTATGTTTTGATAGCACCACCTCTAGCAGCACTGACCCCTTCTGTTGTTTTTTCTTGTTGTCTTCCTGCAATAGCTGCCACACTAGCACCACCTACTACACCATACTTTGCTAGTAATTTTATTGTTTTATCATCAAATATAACGTAGTTGTCAACGCCTCCTTCTGGTGCTCTCTCATCAAATCCTCTGTACACATCTTCTTCAGGGACATCACGCAATACTCCTTTTTTATATTTTATACCTTTGACACCTTCTTCAGAAAGTAACCTTGATAGTTCTGCTTCTTTTGTCATTCTATCAGCATAGTCAAAACCTCTCATAGCTAAGGCTTCGTCTGTGTAAAGATAACTATAGATACTGTCACTGGTGTTACTTGGAAGAAACTCGTCTAAACTAGCTAAAGCGTGATATGCTTCTCCCCCTGTTCTTTCTGTAATGTCAGCAAGTTCATCAGCCTGTCCTCCTACTTTACTATTAAATATTTTTTTAAACGCATCTTTTACTTTTTTAGGCTGCCTGTTAAAGGGTAAGTCATAATCAATTAAATCGTCTTTCTTAACTTTTAGAAGAGTCTTGTATAGTTTTCCCACAGCATACCCTGGCGTATTTACCATTTTACGATAAAACTCTGCTACTGCTTTGTTAGTTGTAAAGTAAAGACCAGAACCAAACCAGTTACCCCCTACACCCTTACCTACATTTTTTATAGTAAAATTATCATCAAAGTCTCGTCCACCTGCAAAGGCTATAGTACCTGCCTCTTCTCCTATTGGAGGTTTTACTTTTATACTTTCATCAGCACCTACGTCTGTTTCAAGTCCTTTTTCTTTTACTATCCTATCCCAGTTTTCCTTTTTACCTATACCACTAAAGTTATCTACTTTTGATGTCCACTGTTTAGACCAATTGTATTCTTTGTTAACATCAAAACCTTTATAGTCATCTCCTACCCACATCCACTTGTGATGAAATATCTGATTACTGTTTCTCTCTGCTACGTTACCATTTGCATCAACAGCTATCATTTTTCCTGGTGTAGGCTCTCTTGCTGTATCAAAATCAGCAGACTCATCAAATCGTATCGTATCAGGTGTATCACCTTTACCCTTCATATACATTAAAGTATTGAAGCTATGATCAGGTGGTAGTTTCTCTAAAGCACTATTGTATAAATCTTGCACTTCTTTAGGTTGGCTTCCTATATAGTTTTTATGAAAGTATACTTGATTACCACCGATAACTTTTCCAACAGGAAAGTCTAATCCACCAAACTTACCACCACGCTTAAATATTGTTCCTTTAGGACTTTTAAACTTCTTTAATTTTTCTTGTGCTCTCTCAATAGGTTTAACGGCTGTTATTATTTTACCTTTTCGTGTAACATTACCTGCACCAAAAACTTCCTCTACAAATGGTACATAGTCCACTGTCTTCTGATTTCTTTGAAAACTTTGATCTGTTTGTGTTTTAGTCTTTGCTTTTGTTGTGCCACCAACTCCTGACCTGTTACCCTCATAAACGGTAAAGTGTGCTTTTCCTCCTGGCTTTACTGCGTTCTCAGCTTGTTGAATAACTGTTTTAATGTTTGCATCTTCTTTTATGACATTCAACACATTGTGGGACATTGCCACATCAGCCTGTCCTTCTCTAACAGCGTCAGCGACTGCAGCGTTATGCTCAGGTGTTCTATTGAAAGGGTCAAAAACTTTTACATCTATTCCTTCTACAGACGCATCGTTGATAAGATTATCAAATCTACCACCACCAATATCAACTACTTTGTCTCCTTTTTTTAGTTCTCCTCTTCTTTTTAGCTCATTGTATCCTGCAGCTATTTGATTTTGTGATGTCCCACTAGAAGAGTACATCTGCTCAGGGTAGCTCCATATGTCAGGCACATCTGATTTTTCTGCACGAGTAGCTTTTAGTCCTGCTTTTAATCCCTTAGCTGCAACATCGCCAACAACAGGTATTAAACCGACAGCAAAAGCTGCTGAGTTAATTGCTGTGCCTAGCACATCACCTTTCTTGTAACTCTCAACCACATCACCTGCAGCAAGTATATCACCTGCGATAGGAACAAAGTCTAATGCTCCTGTACCCACTTTACCTAATCTTTTTTCTGCTAATCCTCTAACACTAAACGCATCCTCTGTTTGCGTGTCAATAGGCTTAGGCTCTTCAACAGGTGTCTGTTGTACTATAGGTTGCTCTTCTTCTTTAAGTGGATCTATTACTTCAGGTCTTTCCATTATTCATCATGTCCCTTAGTTGCATCATGCGTCTAAGAGCAGAGATAGCCCCTTGCAATCTGTAGATGTCAGATGGCTTTTCTGTCTGCTCCATTGTGCGTTGATAGTTTATTATTGATCTTTGTAGCTCCTCTACAAAAGCGTCCCATAGTTCTTTGTTATTCGTTAACTCTTTAATCTTAGACATTACCTGTAAATCCTTCTTCTCCTGGAGCCGGGGCTGTTCCCGTTCCTATCTGTGCTCCCCCACCTCCTGTGGTATCTTGAACATCTGCTCCGGCAGGTGCAGGTGCTGCTCCTCCTTCAGGTGGCTGTGGGGCTTGTTGTTGCTGTGGTTGTTGTTCCTGAAACTTCTTAAATATCTCAGACTGTATCACAGCGTCTTGCAAGCTATTTGTAACCTTGTCTGGATCAAGGTCCATAGCTTTTGCAATCTCTCTAATTATATAATCCATCTTTGCAAACGGTGCTAATGCAGGGTTTGATGCAACCTGTAAGAACTGCATGAGTCTTTGACTACGCACTTCGTTTGCCATTAAGCTTTCTGTGCCTTGTGCTTTAACTTCTAGATCGCCCTTGATGTCAGGATCGTAATCAAACTGCATGTTAAAACTAAAGAACGCTTTACCCATCGGTGCTAACAGATAGTCATCAACATTCTTTACAACATTACGAATAGAACCGTTAGCTGCAGACATCAACATAGATATACCTGAGGCTGTACGTCCCACACCCTGTATGCCCGTCTGTCCGTGAGCAAAGCTTGGAAAGCCTGTACTCTCATCTGCAAGCACTCGTGCCTTATCAAATAGTTGCATGTTCTCACCTGCTACATTTGGAAACTTCGTGCCAAAGATAGCTTGACCTGGTGCACCCCCTTGTCTCCTAAATATTTTACCTGGGTAAACAGATAAATCTTGACCAGGCACGAGATTTGTTTCATCCACTTCTATGATAAGATTGCCACTTAGTGCAGCGTTGTCGATAGCCATACGCATAAAACCATTCATTAATGTTTGCGTATCGTCCATGTTTTCGGCAATGCCCACACCAAAAAAGCTGTATGGGTTATGCTCGTATGGCACAGCATAGTAAGGTATACGCACGGGCTTGAATGGATTTAGCACCATCCTAAGAACATGGCCCTGGCATATCCATATGTTACAGTTTATTTGTTCTAGGTCCTGTAGCTCTGCAGGAATATCAACACCGTTCTCCTCTAGTATCTCTGCATCTACGTATCCCCAAAACTCTAATACTTCATATCGCTCTGTGTAATTTTCTAGAGCGTAATCTTTCATATCGTCTTCCCAATACTTCTTGTCGTACTGAGCACCCATATCAAGACATGCTTCTATAGATTCTGATCTAAAGTATGGTCTGTTCTTTAGATTACGCATTTGTGTTTTAGAAAGTTTGTGTCTCTCTACACAGTATTCAGCTTCGTCCATATTGTAGGCATCCGGGTCGGGATAGAAGTTCCACATAGATACGTGACTTGTTGACGGCACCGTCTTGATTAATGGATCATACTCACCATCTTCATTCCAGTTAGGATACTCTTTGTCTAAAGCAAAAGGTCCTTTCATGATACCCGTTCCAAACAAAGCCATCTCAAACGCTGTGTTACGTAGCTGTTTGTTTGCGCCTGACTCTTCTAGTTGATCGTGTATCTTCTTTTCCATCTTCTTTGCTGCAACCATTGCAGGATGGAAGGTAACAGTTGTGTTTGTTGTGCCGGAGCCCTCTATTATCTTTTCTGATACTACACCCAGTTTATTTTCTGATGCACCAAGTCTATTCTGTAAATCCTGTAAAGTTTCTCCTGGCTCTAGTTTTCCGTTAGGCTTAAATAAAAAAGGCTCTGAAGGTTTATCTTCAAAAGCCTGTCGCAGTTCTTCTTGACCCTTTTCTGCATTAGGATCTATATTTATATGCACCGACTCTGCTACACCGTCAGGTAGTTTCGTTGGGTTTACCGTCAAAGGAAAGTTATTGTTTCCAAAGAGCACGTCAATTATTTGACCATACGCTGCTAGTGTTTTTGTCTTTGTTACTTTTACAAATACCCTAGACTTTTCTGTTTCTGTAAACTGTACATCCGGACCGTATAATCCTCTGTAGTTTCTGTATGCTTTGAGCCATCGCTGTTCGTCCTGCTGTCTTACATCTTCTGCTCTTTTAAATCTACCTTGTACAAAACTTATTACATCACTCTCTGATCGTATCGCAGGATCATTGTCCTGCATTGCTGTGACCTCTGCTGTGTCAAATGCTACTTCGTTTTCTTCTGCCATGTTTAATATCCAAAGTTAGGATCAGCGATTTGAAAACCTGTTCGCTGATTCACAGGGTTATAGTCCCATATGGAGCTACGTGGTCGTGTCATCACACCGTAACGCAAAGCGTCATACATGTGATCCATACTATTTGTATCTACGTCTTCGGAGTTTTTCTTGTCCAAAGGGAGACTAGGAAGTTGAGATATAAGGTTTGTGCAGTTATTAAATATAACAAGGCGTGGTTCATCGGTGTATTCGTCAACTTGTAATCTTCTGTGTAATTCGTTTTTTCCTGCAACTCTACTTCCTCTACTTCTATCTGATGGTCGCCACTTACAACCTCTTACTATCATTTGCTCTGCTAGGCTAGGGCCAGTGTCTCCCCTTTTGTGCCATAGTGAGCTATCTAAAACTCCGTACTGTATTCTACCGTCTTCTGCTTCTAGCTCTAATATTTTATCAGCCAGGTCTACAGCTAAAACTTTTGACACCTGCAGCTCTCTGTAGACAACAAGCTGTTCAGCAGGTGATATGGCTAACCAAACTACAGCAGAGTAACTTCCATATCCATAGTCACACGCTCTAAACTTTGTCCAACTCCCCGGTATTTTGTAGGGCTCAACAACGTGCTTTGTTCTATCAAACTCAGGAAACGCTGCTCCCTCTGCTACATCCCAGTTACCCTCTAATAGTTGCTTTCTCTGGTGCTCTGGTAGAGACAATAGCATTGCCTCATAGTCACCTGACTCAGCTAGATAAGGGTTGTCAAACAAATTAGCAGGTATGAAGCGTCTTCTAAACAAAGGTTGCCCCTCTCTGCTATGCCCTTGTGGAAATGTAATAACATTACCAGTTTCTGTATCCGTTGCCCAAAACGATGTGTTGGGTGGGGATGGGTCGATGAATGTCTTTTTTACCCATTGATGTCCCGGTCCTCCTGGGTTAGTTGTTGCTCTCATATACAGTCCTAACGATTGGTCTGCACTTCTAAGTCGTGATCGCATATAGTCCCACGCATATGGTGTCGCCCACTGTGTAAGTTCGTCAAATCCTATCCAGTTAAATGCCTGACCTTGGTATCGCATTACGTCTAGGTCACGGTCTAGATAGGACATCCAAAGTCGTCCCCCCTTAGGTGTCACCCATTGTGACTTTCGTTCTGACCACTTAATCCCTGGAATTGCTTTTGGATATAACTCCTGAGATTTTTGTATCAGTTCTCTTAGCTCCTCCGTTGTGTGTCGTACTAACAGTCCACTGAAGTTAGGATTGTTTAGTCCTCTGAGTGGGTCAGCTAACATGGCAAAAGATTTGCCTCCTCCTGCTGCTCCCCCGTATAACACCTCTCGTTCTGATGAGGCTAAGAAATCTGTTTGAGGCCCGTCATTTGGTCTAAATAGTACGTCTTGTTCTTGGACCTCTTGTGGCTCCACCTGTATGTTTATTTCAGGCAGTTGTTCCTTCTGTTGTATAACTTCCGGTTCTTTGGGTTTCGATTTTTTCGATCTCCTCAAGCGTCTTTTTGAGCCTCCTGGTAAGCTCCCTTTTAATCGTAGTTGATTTTTTACGTTTTCGTTCAACTTGTATTCTTTTCTTTAATCCCACATGTGAGATGTAGCGTCCTGTTTCTTTTGTCAGCCAGATTGCTACTTCTCTGTAACTATACTGTTTTAAATGTTTCTTTGCCAGGTCTAGTGCATCTAGTTCTTCTTTTATTGGCAGTAGAAAGTCTTTATCTTCTTCATCTTCTTTGTACCCAAAAGGTATTGTCCGGGCAACTCTTGGTATTCTACTCCACTGCTTTATCTCTATGTCCGGCTTCGGCAGAGTCCAGTACCCTAATGTTTCTCTACTCATTCTTTCCTTCTTTAGCAGGAAGGACAAACAACCCACCAGAAGACTCTACATTAACCTTTTCTGTTTTTATAAATCCTGCTCTATCTAATAAATCTTTTGCTGCTGTCATCTTGTCCCGTATCCCTAGCTCTGTAGGATCTAGTAAGGCATTACCCATAGCCACAGCTGCTCGTGGTGCAACGCGGGCCATATACTCTTTTGTTGCGTCAGCAATCTCATCCTTCAAACCTTTTATGACATGACTTGTAGCTGTAGTGTCGGAGTACCCTGCCAACTTTTTAGCTAACGTCACATCACCTCCGGCCTCGTCAAACAGGACAGCCATAAACTTTTGTTGTTTTTCATTTAGAACTTTTGTCATTCTTCTTTTTATCCTTAAATGCTGATTGATCGTGTCGTGGATCTCTCGCCTGTTCTATAACCTTTTTTACCCAGTCCCCGTTTTCACCTGTATTCCTACAATAGTCACATGTATCATCTTCAATGTGATGCCCACAAACTTCACATGTAGGCTCATACAGCATTATGTTTTAGCCTGTTTTATAAAAGACTCAATGGTTTCTTCAGGCACACACATTATTCTCTCTGGTGGTCTGTCACCAAACTCACCAATTAAAGCTTTAGCAAGTTTAAAAGGGTGATCTCCTATAAACTTTTGACACGTAGCCACGTTGTGAAAATGCCCATGATCTTTTGGGTTTTGAAATATAAATATATCTTTTGTTCCGTCTGAATATACGCCAGACATTACGGCTACTATAAACCAGGCTTTTATCATCTTAACTTTACCTTAGAGCCTATCTGTAGTTTCTTAGGGTCTACTTTGTTAAGTTCTTTTAGCTTTGCTACTGTTGTTCCCTTTTCTCTGGCTATTGATGTGAAAGTATCACCTTTCTTAACAGTGTGCGTTGTGGGTAGTCTTTTTGCTATGTCAGATGTCTTACCTAATCTGCTGCCTGTTTTTTTAGGTTTACGACTTTCTTTTCTAACTTTTGAGCCAACTCCTTTTTTACCGTCTTTAGGCAAAGTAAAAGAGGGAGTTCCTATACCAGATGTTACAACAGCACCCTCTACTTGTCCTTGTCTTCTCTTTTCTCTTGTAGCTCTCTGTCCTTGCGTTGCTTTTCTAATCTGTGTTTGTCCTGCTGTACGCTTTGTTGTTAAGTCTTTTATGTGCTTTTTAGCCTCGTCAACAGCCTTCTTACCGTACTTCTTAACTAAACTTGCTACTGACTTACCTTCTTTTAGTAATCTTACCACAACTGTCGCTGCCATTATCCTTCTCCCTTATTTAACTTTCCTGTACGCTCGTGTTTTCTTTGCGATGCCCTTTGGCTGTTTGACGAATTGTTTACCTGCCTTTGTGCCTTTTCTTTTAGCTCTAGTTGTCGCTGCGTACTCTTGTGGTGATAGAGCCTTGATTGCAGCTTCAGGAAGATAGCGTTCTCCGGTTTTGCTACTGGGCTTACCACTTTTGGTTCTCCACTTTTGTTTGCTCCACGCTTTTAGGCTACGTTGACTTTTTGCTAGTGCCACGTTGTTTCCTCAATGTTTCTTTTGCTTTCTTGGCAAGCCTAGATTGTTCAGCTTTTCCTTGAACAGCAGCTCGTTGCTCAAGAACGGTGAGTATCTGGATCTTCCTCGCATAGGGTTTGTTAATTCTTTTAACTTTTTTAATAGTCTCTTTTGCATCTTGCACCGTTGCGTATTTGATACTCACTGTATCTTTTGGATTTTCATCAGTGTAGAGTCTTCTACCTGAGCCTTTAGGCTTCTTGCCTGTGCCAACTTTAGGGTCTTTAGCGATAGCCACCACCCTTAGCTTTATATTGCTTGGCAAGCATCTGCGCTTTTCTAGCACTCCACTGTCCTGGCTTACCACCCTTAGAACCTGCTTTGATTCGGCTAAACAGGTTCTTTCTCATGGTAGGTTTAGTATAGTTTCCTGCTTTGTTAACAGTTGACTTAGCCATGCTTACGCCTTGACTACTTTGTAGCCCTTAGCTTTAGCAGCAGCTCTGATTTTAGTTAGAGTCATGCCTCCTGCTGCGTAGCCTTTTTTCATGCCACCACGAGCCATGCCCTTCTTTTTCATCATACCACCTTTGGCGTAACCCTTCTTCTTCTTGGTCATGCCACCCTTCGCCATTTTACCCTTGCCGTCCATAGCGAAAGCAGGTATCATCTTACCTGTCTTAGGGTCTTTAGCCATAGGCATCTTAGCTCCACCTCGTGCCATACCCTTCTTTTTCATTTTCATCCCTCCACGGGCCATACCTTTTTTCTTCATTTTTCCTTTAGCATGCATTGCCATAGTTACTTCTCCTTTGAATATAGATTGTTAAAGACTCGTTGAGTATCCCAAACGTACTCAGTCTCTTGTTTTGAATGGAACACCCGTTGGCTAGGTTTAAAGTCTGGTGCTCCCTCTCCTGTCTCGAACCATGCAGGATGTGTTACTCGTACTCTATTGTTCGGTAACGCAACGATGTTACCTGTATACTCTCCTGCCTCCATCAACTCTAACACATGACTTTGTTTATGTTGAGCCGGGTCGTCAGCTATCTCACTGTCTGTATAGTCTACAGTGAAATAGTACTTGGCAGGGAAGAACTCTCCATCTATCTTGGCTATCCAAGGAGCAGGAGTAGCTCTATTCAAAACGTAGACCGAATGTTCGTGGGACATACAATCCCAAGGCTGTGCTACGTATGGTGGTAACTCTTGAGGCCATTGTTCGTAAGGCGTGTCACCAACCAATGCTGTGATGGGCATCCTAGCCCACATTGCTCCACCGTGTACGTTTTCTTCTTCTGTATCGTCTG